GCAATCACAGGTAAAAAATTTCAAGGAGTATTTTAATATGCCAATTATAGTAGAAGATAATAGATCAAAATTAAAAAAAAGACAATCTTACAGAAGTCAAAGACCTGATAGTGGAGAAACAGATAGACTTACTAATAGAGATTTAGATGAATTAAAAAAATTGAAAATGGTTAGAGAAAAAGCTAGTCAAGGTTTTACTAATAAAGGACCAGATAGACTTACTAATAGAGATAAAGAGTATTTAACACAGGCAATAGATCCTGCATTTGAAAAAAGGAGAGAGAGAATGTTAGCAGAGGAAAATCCTTCTTTTAAATACGGTGGTATGAAAAAGAAAACTAAAAAAATGAAAACAGGTGGTATGTCAAAAGCTAGAGGTACAGGATGTGCTATCAGAGGAACAAAATTTAAAGGAGTATTCTAATGGAAAAAGATACAAAATATAGAAAATATTTAGAAGGTTTAAAAAAGGCTACAAAAAAAGAATCATTTTTAAAAAGAAGAATGAAACTAGCTAGTCCAAAAGCTTTTATGAAATCAATAGGAGTATTTCCTAAAGTTAATAAAGGAGTTGATCCAAAAGCTTATATGAAATCAATAGGAGTATTTCCTAAAATAAATAAAGATACTTTACACAAAACTTTAATGAGCGGAAAAAATCCTTATTCTGATTTAGTTAAAACTACTAACAAAGGTTTTAGCAAAGTAGGTGAAGATTTTGTAAAAAGAAGAATGGAATTATCAGGAGCTGGTAACGTGCTTTCTAAAATTCCAAGAGTTGGAAAAATTATTGGAGCTGCACTTGCAGGCTATGGTGCTGCAAAACTAGGTGATAAAGATAAAAAAATGGGCGGTGGAATGATGAAGAAATATAAATCAGGTTCTATGGTTCATGTTAAAACTAAAATAGGTAAAAACAAACCTACTAAAATTTGTTAGGAGGCTAAATGGCTCTCCGAGACAAGCTTCTTAAGGGATTAGCCTCTCTCATCGGTAAAAAAAAATCAAACGTAATTAACCCTACAGCAACAGCAAGGGAAAACTTTTTACGTTTACCTTCAGCTGAACTTGCAAAAGAATCAAGAGTTGTGCAAGCACAATCAGCTTTAACAAAAGCTAGAACAGATTTAGAAATACAAAAATTCCCTACACCTGATAGAACAGGTGCTTTACAAATGGGAAGAAAAGAACCTTTAATGTTTGGTTCGTCTTTATATGATCGTATTGCACAAAAAGGGGGCGGTTTATATTCAGCTGATGATTGGATGAATTGGTTAACAAATAGAACCGTTAGAAAAGCTAAGTTTGAAGGCAGAGATATTGATATCGCTTCTATCAATCCAGTTAAAGTTAAATATGATAATGCATCAGGTTATCTCTCAAACAAAGAAGTAACGATACCCTTAGAAGAATTATTTGATTCTAATATTGCAGCCTTTAGTCCTACAGGAGAATTGTCAGGTGGTTTGTTATATGCAGCAAAATTATCAGGAGAAAAAATACCAGGTAAACTTTTAGCAGATATGGTTAGATTAAATCCTGTTAATAGAATTCAAGCTTTTGAATTTGGAATTCCTAAAATATCTGACAGACTTTATGCAGATGCAAATACATTTACTGCTTCTTCAACTAATTCTATTTTAACTTCTATGAACGCTGCACAAAAAGATTTATACCGTGTACCTATTGATGATATTAGAAAAAATTTTAATATCATGACGACTATAATGAAAGACGGTCAAAACCCAGAAGATTATTATTACAGACTTACTCAAATAGTAAAATCTATGAAACAAAAAGAATTAGGATCTGAACAAACCAGGTTACTAAATGGTGTTCAAGGTAAAGCAGATGATTTAATGGCTAAGTACAGCAAAGGTAGTGGTTATGAAGCACCGCCAAAATATGCTAGTCAAGAAGGCTATACGTTCCCTGGTGGACAAGACTACAGAGAAACAGTATTTACTTTACCTGAAGATATTTTAACCAATCGAAGTTTAAGAAAAGGGAATCCTCATTACAGTAGTGACAAATATACTAATCCATTAATTCATGTACGTTGGGACACTAGATTCACACCTGATGGTAAAAAAGTTTTTTTAATTCATGAAATACAATCAGACACTAACCAATCAATTGCAAGAAAACTAAGAACGTTAGGTGAATCAGGTTATGAAGGAAAAAATAGAATTAATCCTTTTAATAAAGATGCCGAAGTTGTTTTTCTAGCTGACGCTAGAGCAAAAATTGCAAAAGATTTAAGTTCTAACAAACTAAGCACTTATGAAACAGAAGAAGCTATAAGCAGAATTAGAAATATTGATAGAACCTTAAAATTTTTAGGTGGAACACAAGGCCCTTCTGCACGTAAATATTATAATAGATCAGATAGTCCCGTAGCTAACATCATTGATAAAGTTCAAGATTATTATCCTTTCCTAGATAGATCATCTTATGCATCCTATGCAATTAAATATCTAACTAATAAAGCTGCAAAGGAAGGAGTTGATTACGTAGCCGTTGTCCCTGCTAACTATATGCAGAGAGGTATGGACGCACAAAAGGTTAAAGGTTATTTACAGTTTTACGGTTATCCAAATGGTGGTAAATCACCTGTAGGTAAAGGTTTAGCCGTTATCCCTGATGAAATGAGAAAACAAGCTAGGTTATTTGACACTAAATCAGGTATGATTAAGTTTAGTCTTTCAGATCCTAGTAAACCTTTTAAATCAATTAAACGACAAACAGTTGACGTTCCTGGTGATAAGAAGTATGAAATTAAAGTTCATAAAGAAGCAGAAAAGAAATTTGACGATATTACTTCAGAAGGCGTTAAGGAAATGTACCCTGATAACTTGTCCTTGTATGGCGATGCATATGGTGTTAAAGTAAGTAAATTAATGGAACAAACTCAAAAGCTTTACAAAAAAGAGGGTGGGTTTATAACTAAACAATTATGGCAATAGAAGATAATAATCCAGCACCAATTGAAGAAGAAATTCAAGTTGAAGAAGAACAAGTAGGCCCAGAAGGCACACCACCGATTGTAGAAGTCGAAGGTGAAGAGGCTATGGTTGAAGAACCAAATATGGACGACTTCAATGTTAACTTAGCCGAGGACATGGATGAACGTGTTCTGAGACGTTTAGGTATGGAGTTAATTGATGAATACAAAAAAGATAAAGAATCAAGAAAAGATTGGGAAGAAGCCATAGCTAAAGGTTTTGACCTTTTAGGTTTAAAATATTCAGAGCAAACAAAACCATTTAGAGGTGCATCAGGTGTCACCCATCCGTTGTTAAATGAATCTGCTACGCAATTCAATTCTATTGCTTACAAAGAACTAATTCCTTCAGACGGGCCTGTTCGAACACAGATTATCGGTCTACAAACACCGGCCACCGAACAACAAGCAGAACGAGTTAAAGATTACATGAACTATCTGTTGATGGAACGAATGGAAGAATACACAACAGATATGGATCAAATGTTATACTACTTACCACTACAAGGAAGTACATTTAAAAAAGTTTATTACGATTCTTTTTTAGGCAGACCTGTTTCTAAATTTATACCAGCTTTTGATTTAGTGGTTCCTTATTACGCATCTGATTTAAAAGACGCAGGTAGAATTACCCACGTTATGACGATGACAGAAAACGAAATCAATAAAAATATGGCTGCAGGTTTTTACAGAGATATTACTTTACCTCAACCTGAAATGCAGACATCTGATATGCAAAGTAAAATAGATCAGATTGAAGGTGTTAAAAATACTTACTCTGATTACATTCACAATGTTTTAGAAATGCATGTTGATTTAAACTTAGATGACTATGAGAATTTTGATAAGAAAACAGATAAAGCAATTAAGATCCCTTATATCGTAACGATTGATGAAGGTAGTTCAGAAGTTTTATCTATAAAAAGAAATTATGTACTAGGAGATGTAAACTACACAAGAGTAGAATACTTCACACACTATAAATTTTTACCAGGTACAGGTTTTTATGGTAATGGTTTAATACATACGATTGGTGGTCTATCAAGAGCAGCAACAATTACACTTAGACAATTGATTGATGCAGGTACTTTGAAGAATTTACCAGCAGGATTTAAAGCTAGAGGTATAAGAGTTAGAGATGATGATCAACCTATTCAACCTGGGGAGTTCAGAGACGTAGATGCACCTGGTGGAAACATCAGAGATCAGTTTTTTAATCTACCTTTTAGTGAACCAAGTGCAACTTTATTCCAACTTTTAGGCTTTGTAGTACAAGCAGGACAAAAATTTGCAAATATTACTGATATGGATACAGGTATGGATGCTCAAAATAGAGCTGTAGGTACAACCATTGCTCTTATGGAGAGAGGAAGTCGTATTATGACCTCTGTTCACAAGCGTTGTTACTACGCAATGAGACAAGAATTTAAAATTTTAGCAAGAATTTGTACTGAATTTCTTCCACCTGAGTATCCTTATGATGTTTATGGTGGCCCAAGACAGATAA